CGCCTCGGTATCCCGAACCGCCTGTTCGGTCATGCCCCGGTTCGCGGCCACCAGACCGACGAATTCGCCGTAGGCACGGTCGATGCGTTCCTGAATACGAGCTTTCACATCTTTAGGCAACTCCTCGTAGGGGTTGCCATCGACCTTGTGCTTCCCGGCGTAGATCAGGGTGATCTTGATCCCCTGCCGGTCCATCGCCTTGGACACGTCCACATGGGCCGTCAGCACGCCGACCGAACCGACGCCGCCGGAGCGGGCCACGGTGATCGTGTCGGCGGCAGCGGCGATGTTGTAGGCGGCCGAGAAGGCGTGATCGGACGCGAAGGCTCGCATGGGCTTCTGGCCCCGGGCGGCGGCGATCTTCTCGACCAGCTCGAAGTTGCCCGAGACCATGCCCCCGCCGGAGTCGATGTCGAAGGCGATGGCGTTCACCTCGGGGTCTTCGAGCCCGCGATCCAGCGCCTTCTCGATGTAGGTGTAGCCGGTCATCCAGCGGCCGAACTTGAAGGTCATCTTGTTGACCAGAGCGCCGTGGACCGGGATCGTCAGCACCCCGTCCTTGACGTTGTAGGGCCGCAGCCATGCGAGGAAGTCGTCGGTGCCGTCGCCCCAGAACTCCCGGTCCACATCGGCCTCGATCTCCTGCGCCTGCGCGAACCGCTCGTCCATGAGGGCGTCGGTGATGTTCTCGTTGAAGAGGGTCATGGCGTCCGGCGTCAGCAGAAGCACGTCCTGCGTGATCTTCGCCAGAAACGATCCCTGAATTTTAGGCGGCATCCTTGTCCCCTTCGTCTGCGTTCCCCTCGTCTTCGCTCTCCCGGGGCGAGCCCGAGGCGGCGTTGACGGAGTTGTCTTCCTGAAGCTCGATGCCGCGTTCCTCGCGCTCGGTCTTCTCGCGTTCGAGCTGGACATACACCTTCCGCCAGTCCTTGCCCAGCCGGGCCAGCTCGTCCTCGTGAGTCGAGAGGCCATACTTGATCCGAAGGACGGCCGCTTGGGTCTCCTTCAGCTCGTCAATCTGGCCGCGCGATGCACCGATCCAGTCGGCGCGGGTCAGCGCGTCGAACCTCATGTTGAGGTGGCCGTTGGTGTAGAGCGTCCCTGCCTCGCTGGCGGGGAAGCTCTCGATCAGATCGCCGTTGATGGCCTCTTCGAGCCAGAGGCGGAAGATGTGGTTTGCCAGCCGGTCGGCCACGGCTTTCTTCTGGCTCTGCATGAAGCGCCACGTCTGCATCATGGCGGCCCGGGCCGACGAGTAGTTGGTCTTCGAGAAGTCGCGGCTCAGCTCCTCGTAGCTGACCTTCAGCGACGCGGCGATGTAGCGAAGCAGCGAGGTCTCGAATTCCTGCCCGACGCCGCCGGGCGTCCCGGCCGGTGTCAGGTTGAGCTTCGTCCCGGGGAAGAGGTGCGGCACCTTCACCCCGTCGATCTGCATGTGGTTCGAGGCCGAGATATACTCGGCGATGGCCGACAGGTAGGCGTTGGCGTAGGAGCTGATCTGCTGCGCGGTCTTGTCCGCGCCGCCCCCGCCGAGCTGCTGGTAGACCACCTCCGAGGGCAGCTCGCTCTCGATGGACGCGGCGTAGGTCGCGTTGACCACCGCGTTCTGAAGAGTCACGTCCCGGAATTTCTTGGTGATCGCGATCTCGCGCAGCCCGGCCACGATGTCGGACACGGCGCGGGTCTGGCCGATCCGCCGCTGGTCGGTGATGTGGATGACCTGAACGCGGCCCCACGGCTTGTAGAAGCCCACCTCTTTCCAGTCCTGCGCATCGGGCTTCAGGGCGCTCATGTAGTCGTAGGGGTGGTGCGTGCGGATGAAAGCCGAGATCGGCCCGCCGTAGGCATCGTGCTTGATCCCGCCCTTGACGTTCGGGTTGTGCATGTGGGTGTAGGGCGTCATGAGCCGGTCAGGGTCGATCATCTGGATCGCCGTGCGGAACTCCCGCCGATTGGTCTCGATCCACTCGACCGTCGCCAGCACCTCGCCACCGAAGGTATGGACCCCGACCGCCAGCCGCAGCAGATCGGTGAGGTCGTTCTTCCGGCTGGCGTCCACCCAATTCATCGGGCTATCGGCCCACGTCTGGAACTTGGCCTCGACCTCCTTCTGGAAGGCTTCGGCGCGGTCCTCGGTCCAGCCCAGCACCTCGACGTTCGGCTTGGAGTTGAGGAGATACATGGACCCGACGATGGAGTCCTTGCGGAGCTGTTCGCCGCCTTGGATGTAGGCGTCGTTGCGGGCCAGATCGCGCGACCGCGCGTCCAGCATCCCCTTCTGCGGCAGCATCTCGGCGTCGGCCGAGACCAGCGGCGGGTTCCACATATTGATCTGCTTGTCGAAGAGCGCCGCGCCGTCATAGCCGCCCGTAAACGCCATGTCCCCCTGCGGAGGGGGACGGCCGATCAGCTCTTCGTATTCCTTGGCGTCGAGAACTTCGCCTTCCAGCACCTTCGGCATCACAGCATCCCCACGCGCATCGGACCTTGGACGGTCATCTTACCGAGCTTGACCCGCAGCTCCATGATGTAGGCCCGGAGGCGCGAGGCGTTGGCGGCGGTATACTCGATCCGCTCGCCGTTCGCGTCCACGTAGACGCGCGGCTGGCCGCCCAGCGTCAGGAGGTGCAGCGCGTTCTCGGCCTCGGTCAGCCGGGTCGTGTAGAGGGTGATCTCTTCGGGCGTCAGGGCCATGGTGTCTCCTATGCCAGCGTGGACGCCAGATCGGCGAGGCTGCGCTTGGGCTTCTGTTCTTCCTCGAAGGGGCGGGCTTCCGTCTCGGGATCATAGACCATATCGTTCATGTCCCACTCCTCGGCCCAGCCCGGAGGCGATTGCCAGTCAATTTGCTCCATACCGACCATCGGAGTCAACAAGGCCGCGATGCAGTAGGCGAGCAAGTCCCAGCTCTCGTTCCTGAAATTCTTGGGGTTGATCCACCCCTTCACCGGGTCTTTATGCTCTACGGTCAGCTCCGTAAAGAAGTTGTCATCCAGCCAGTTGGGGAATTGCACCGCGCCGCCCGGGTCCGTCCGGTCGAGCATGTGGTTGAGCGTGTCCTTGACTTGGTGGGTGTTGATGAAGAGGACGGGAATCTCGCCCCGGGCACCCGCCTTCGAGTCCTTGCGCTGGGAGTCCGGGAAGCTGATCTGGACCCGTGCCGCCGTGCGGGAGCTGGCCCCCTTCAGCAGCATGAAGCGCGAGGCATAGACGTGGCCCCAATCGTAGTCGCCCTCTTGGTCCGCAGGCTTCTCGGTGTCCCCGTTCCGCAGCCAGCGCACGAAGTCGTAGGCTTTCGAGGTCACGCCCTCCTTACCGCCGGAGTCACACAGGGTATAGAAGATGCCCATGTGGCGGCCGGAGCCGTCCGCGAGGGGGTAAGTCTTCGCCATGACCTCCTCGACCAGCAGCTTCCAGTCTTCGAGGTAGGAGCCCGGCTTGACCCAGAACCGCTCGCCCTCGGGGTCGAACCGCTTGGACTTCTGCACGGTGAAGCGGTCCACCACGTAGATGTCGCCGTTGGGGTGGATGCCGTGAATCTGGACGACGAAGCGGTTCTTCTGCACGTCGATGGTGGCGATCAGGAAGCGCACACCCAAGGGCACCTCGCGGAAGCCGCGATCTTTCGCCCGGGCCTTCAGCACCTCGGGGGCGCGGCCCTCAGACAGCACCTTGGGGATGTAGGCTTTCCCCTGATCGGTGTTCACGGTCGTCTTCAGCGACTCCTCGGAGCCGTTCGCCTCGTATTCCCGCTCGGCCGTGATGTAGTTGAAGACCAGCGTTTTCCAGTCGGAGAAGGCGGCCGCTACCCCCTTCAGCCAGAAGGAAGCGATGGAGCTGCGCGGCGGCGTGCCGTGGATCACCCCGTCCTTGTCGATGGTGCAGTTGTCCGGCACCCACCGGCCGCCCCGGTTCATCCCGTGCTTCCCGGGGACGCCTTCTACCGGATCGTGGTGGTAGGTCATGTCGCAATGCGGGCACCCGAGGACCGCTTGCTCGGCGGCCTCCATGGCGTCTTCGATGTCCGGGTATTGCAGCAGCTCGAAGTCCGGCTCGAACCAGTTGTGGCAATCGACGCATTGCCAATACCAGCGCCGCCGGTCGCCCTTGTTGTAGAGCGCGAGGATGCCCTGCGTCGGCGGGGCTTGGTGCTTGCTGGTCCTGATCCACTTGGGGTTCTCGACCACGAAACCCGGGGAGCTTTCGGCCGCGCACATGCCATGAGAGCGGAAGGTGGTCGCACGCTTCCGGGCCAGATCGAAGGGGTTGCCCTCGCCGTCCACGTCCATGTCCATGCGGTCGAAGTCCGTCAGCCAGAGGCGCGGGATCGGCTTGCCCGACAGCTCGTTGATCGACGGCCAGCTCATCGTGAGCATCATGCCCGAGCGATACTGCTTGTCGAACGTGTTGTCGTTCTGCTGCCCGGGGGAGAGGCAAGCGCCGATGTCCGGGGAGTGCCGGTGCAGACGGTCCACCCGGCGCATGGAGAAGTCCCGCGCCGTGGTCTGGGATGTCTGGATCAGCATCATGTCGGCCGGGTCGCACTTCGCCGAGTAGCCCAGCCAGTTGGAGAACATATCGGTCTTGCCCGACTGCGCCGGACCCGCGAAGACCATGCCCGTGAACCGCTGGCTCTGAAGCACGTCCATGGGCTCGATCAGGTAGGGTGTGGTGTCGTTGAGCCATGGCCCCACGTAGGAGCCCGGGTTGTTGATCTTCCGGTAAGCCTCGGCCGCCTCGGAGACGGTCATGCGCTTGGCGGGCCGGACGCTCTCTGCCGACTCCACGATCAGTTGTTCAAGGGTCTGCCCCAGCATCATCATGACAGCAGCTCCTCAGATGATGTCGTCGTCATCGTCTTCGTCCTCGAAGTCCAGCTTCCCCTCGTGGGCGAGGAGAGCGCGGTATTGCTCGGTGCCCAGCATCTTCTCCATCTCGGCGAGCTGCGGCCCGGTCATCGTCTCCTTGGCGTTGTTCACGAAGGAGTCGTAGATTTCCTGCTGAAGCGTGTCGGTCATCCCGTTGAGGGTTTCCCGTTGCTCCTCGGTGAGCCCGTGCTGACGCTCGATGGTGTCGGCCCAGAGCTGCACGGTGAACTTGATCGTCTGGAACATGCCGCCGATGGCCGACCGGATCGTCTCGGTGCGCCAGAGCTGCCCGGCGTTCTCCTCCCACTTCTGGCGTTTGAGCTGGGCGTCCCAATAGGCGGTGTTGATCGCGGGCGGGAGGTCTTCCCGGGACAGCTTGCGGATGATCTCCTCGGGGGAGATGTTGGGCTCGACCAGATAGCTCGCGGCCGTCTGAAGATCGTAGAGATGCTGGACCTGTTTCGTCCCCCGGCGGCGCGTGACCTTGACGGGGCAGTTGACCAGCCGACGCTTCACCCGGGCCGAGTCCATGCGGAAGACCTGAGAGAGAAACGCGACCGTGACCCCCTGAAGGGCGCTATCCGCGAGGCCCGCGTAGTCGGCGTAGCTCGGGCCGTTGACCTCTTCGATGTCGGTCTCGGCCTTCTTCTTCCTCGGGATCGCGTTCATGCTGCCTTCCTCAATCTCACGCGCACGGCGTTCGTAATTCTGTCCTGCGTGACCCGGCGCTCGTTCAAGACCCGCGCCACGTCGATGTCGGCCGTCCCCTTCGCCAAGATGCGATGGAGGAAGACCCGATCCTTCTTCTGCCCGGAGCGGTGCAGGCGCTTGACGAACTGCTGATACAGCTCGGCCGACCATGTGAGCCCATACCAGACCGCGATGTTGCTCGCCGACTGGAAGTTGAGCCCGTGACCGGCGCTCGCGGGGTGGGTCACGAGGAGCTTGATCTTGCCCCGATCCCAATCCCGCTTGTCGTTCCGGCCCTCACCGAAGACCCGCGCGTAGGGGAACCGCTTGACTATAGCATCCTTGTCGAACTGGAAGCTATAGGCCAGCAGGATCGGCGTGCCAGCCGCCTCTTCGATGATGGATTCCAGCACGTCGAGCTTCTGGTCATGGAGCTTGACCGACTTCTTCGGGAGCCAGCCTTCGGTGTCCTCATCCCAGATCGGGCCGGTGTAGATCGAACCGTTGGCGATCTGAAGCAGCTTGCCGGTCAGGACGCCCTTGTTGACCGCCTCGACCACCTCCTCGAAGCCGCCT